CAACGGAGATGACTGCATGCTGTTTGTAGAAAGAGGGGATGAGGCACGGGTGCGTGCCGGCCTCATTGACTACTACAGCACTCTCGGGTTTACAATGAAAGTTGAACCTACTGTGGATGTCTTAGAGCGGGTGGAGTTCTGCCAAACCAGACCTATCAAGGTCGGGGGGCAGTATCGCATGGTACGAAATGTATCCCACTCACTTTCTAAAGATCTTCACAGTCTCAACGATCTGCGTTCCGAGAAGGCCAGGGATGCCTGGCTAGATGCGGTGGGCAAGGGTGGAAGGGTGCTGAATGATGGTGTGCCAGTAATGAGCACATTCTTCAAACAAATCCCTGAAACCGGAGTTCATATGTCCGAGAAATCTAATATGGCGACTCAGTTCGAAGAGAATTGGAGATATAAGTTCAATCGTACTTCCAAGTACCTTGATCTTACACCTGATGCTGAGTCAAGATATAGCTTCTGGTTAGCTTTTGGATTGACACCGGACGAGCAGATTGCCCTGGAAACCAGCTTCAAGCCCATACAGGTGGGTGAGATTCTGGAGGACATAGAAGAGCATCCAAATGCTCTTTTGTGGTCCAGGGCATGAAACTAACCACTTCAATGGATGCTACAAATGCGCCCCAGAGTACTGCTCCTCGTAGAGAAAGAAGAAGTAGTCGTGAAAGGACGGAGGGTTCTGCTTATAAAGATGTTGCTTCTAAGGCAGTCTACCAAGAAGCCGATGTTAAGAAGGATATGGGACCTAGTGTCTCGATGACGGTTGTTGGAGAAAGTGTTGAGTTCACTCAGCACTTCCATTTCTAATGACTATTGTGCATGTCCATCATAGCTACGATCCACTTCCCTTAATTGGGATGTGGATAGTAGTTATAATTATCATTGGTGTTATTGGTGCTTTAAGTATGAACCCTCCTGAAAGACATTACCAATCTTTCAACGAGGACAACTCTAAAATACAGTATATCACAATTGGAGGCGCTCCTGCAACTACTAAGCATTCACAAAATCGCACTTAATCTTCCACAAGCATATGAGTACAGCGTACAACGCGGGACAGTACATTGCTTCACAATCACTTCCGTTCACACAAGCTCTCTCTCACACGTATTCTAGTACATCTGCTCTTGAAACAGCAGCTTTCACACTCGGATACGCAGCTCAGATCGTCAATCCAGTCGCACAAGTTCTAGTTTATGGCGCTGCAGGTTATCAAGTCTACAATGCAATCAAAGGGCTCTTCTAAGAAGAGACGGATCAACCAGGTTAACAACTCTAGTGAACAATCCAAGGCTAAGCGAGTTCGTGTTATGAATACACAACTTGCTCCATTTGGAGGTGTCTCACAAGTTAGCCAGGCTCCAGTCTCCATTGGAAACACTTTGAGGTCGACTTTACCTGGGGTGACTACCAATAGAGATGTGACTACAGTACGGGGTAGGGATTTTGTAATGGCAATTGGTGGTATTGGATCTGGAATATCAACCTGGTGTTTATCAGGTGGTGTTCCTGTCACTCCTGCCGCATTGGTTGCTAGTGTCATGAGGGGATATTTCCAATCTCATGAACGCTATCGCATCCGACAGTTGCAACTGCATTACATATCCAGTTCCCCCACCAGTCTTTCTGGTGATGTGCTGATGATGTATCATGAGAATAGAGGTGGACCTAAGGTTAATCACAACTCTAGCAATTTCTTGTCCTATGCATTATCCACAGCTAACTCAGTCCTCGGTCCACAATGGAACAATATGTCAGTGAACATATCCTCTAACAGGGATTGGGTGCACACTGACATATTTAATAGTGAGGACGTGCAACATCAGGCGGATGGAGAGGTGTTGGTGTACACACGCAACACAACGAATGGAAATCTTGGAGATTCTCCAGGGTATCTAATCATGGATTACATAGTTGAGTTTCAACACTTGATGACAAATCCACGGTTGTTATCCCTGCCTTCAAGTTTACTGAAGTGGTTCAATCTGGGGTTGGGCACAGGAGTTGTAACAACAACATCTGGTCAACGAGTCGGGTTCAACGGCTACACGAATGGTAACTACTCTCTTGTCACTTCCACCACACCTGCTGGTGATTTGGCGGGGAATGTTTACCAAGTGGTCATAGATCTCGACGTTGGATTCGCAAACCCAAACGGACTAAACGCTTCTACCATGTTCTCCACCAAAACTGATGATTCCAACACGCTGCTGGGATTTCCTGTTGTTACCGGTACTACCATTTATGTGGTGTCAGGTCCTTTTCCTGTCGCAACATTGTATCCTACATACGATGCTGCACTTGCAGGTAGGCCCTTGGTCTGGTCCACCGCTTTTACTAGTATTTCGATAGGGATAAATTTCAATTTATCCTGTGTGGGGTCTGTCACACCCAACTTCACACAATCAAATATTGGTTAGTGGGACATGTTCTTCAAGTAAGTAAGTGCATAAGGGTGATCCCTACCTTAGTGGGTGGTTCTGCTCCTAACGCAGCTTTCACGGTTTGGAAAGTCCGTGATTGAAATTTCGCCGTTGGTTGACACCCATCGGTTGCATCTCTTGCAGTGTTGAATTGGTGTACTTCAGATGTGGTCTGGTGCTGGATCCTGGGAAACAGGTTTAACGGGCTCCCTGTGGTGGGGGGCCGTCGCATCACCCAGATTCTATTCTGAAATAATACACGTGTGTCAACATTGAGTCCTGAATTGGCTCCTGAGAAAACTCAGGGGGGGTCCAAGTTCAGTTTCCCCTTTAC